TTTATCTGGTCCGTGATCTCGGCACCGCGAAAGTATTGCGCGTAGTGCGTGCCGCAGTAGCCGCGCGCCTTATGCGCCCGAGAACAGTCCGCCACGGTGCAGGTGTCGTGTAGTTTTCTCAAAGAAAAACCCCCATCCGATTTCGGCTTGCAGCCTAGTACCGGATGAGGGTTTGTTCAAGTGCGCTAATAAGTTAGCTTTTTCAGCTAGTTATTAGATACCGGGAGTGCCGAATACGCCACGCGGGTCAGTCCAGCCGAAATTATACCGTTCGGTTGCTTTGTACCTCATGGAGTCCGTCTCGAAGTCGCCTTCCATGGACTTTTCGAGTCCACGGCGCATGGCCAGCTTCAGACCTTCCGGCGCATCAGTCTGGATCCACCACGCGGTGGTCGAGGTGATACGCGACAGGTTCGCCTGACCATCGGCAAGCAGCCCCATCGACTTGACGGGGTTGATGTCGTTGTCAGCCGTACCGGCCCGCAAGGCAGACTTCAGCAGCACTTCGGCTTGGAAGACGTTGCTGGGACCAGCGACGATCTTCTTCGGCGTCAGGCGGATGCGCTTGCCGTTATTGTCCACCGCATTGCGGATCTGGATCAGGAGCTGCTCCAGAGACGTCTGCGACAGGTTGGCGGCAGTGCTCAGCTTGTTGCTGAAGGTACCATTGGCGATCGGGTGGTTCGTCGCCACCAGTTCCACGCCATCGCCACCGGCATAAGCCGAGTTGAAGGCACGGTTCAGGATGTTGGCGCCAAGGGTTTCCTTGGTCTCGATCAGGGACTGCGCCAAGTGACGGGCGTAGGTCTGGCCGATACGGATGTGGTCGCCGTCTTCCACCAGCACTTTGGTCAGGGCGAAGGCGAGGCCATACACCCGGTACACATAACGCTGAATGAAGAGGACGCCACCCGACTGGTAGGTGACGGGCATGCCGTCCGGGAGTTCCGGCGCGGCGCCGAAACCGTACAGGACGGGTTCTTCGTGGTAATTGCGCGGGATGCCGTTGAACGTCTTGAAGACGCCAGCATATTCATCCGCACGCTGGTTGTAGATGCCATCAAACTCTTCGTTCAGGATCGGTTCTACGATTGAACGAAAGTCTGTACTGCGCATTGGGGTAGCCATGGTTCAGGGCTCCTCTCTTAGTAAGCGGCCGCGTCAGCGACATTCTGATGTTCGCTGATCTGGACCTGAACGATGACGTAGTCGTCACCCCAAGCGTTGTTCGGGCCCGGCGTGATGCCGATGACACGAAGCGACGCGTTCGAAGCAGAGGTAGCAGTGTCGAGCATCTGCGAGGAGAGGCCCGTCGTGGTGTTACCGCTGATGGCAGTGAGATTGTACTGCTTGCCGATGCTGGCGACGGTCAGCGTGGCGTTCGTCTGGATCTCGTAGATGATGGTCGAGTCCAGCGTCGAGTAGGCAACCACTTCGGTCGCATACTGCGAGGCAGTCCACTTATTGGACACGCGGCGACGACCGTCGCTGTCGGTCCACTCAACGCCCTGAAAGGTGCCAATGAACGCGGCGCCGACGGCGGACGCGACAAGGGTGCCTTCCACTTCGCCAGCGCCCGTCGAGGGCGCAATGCGAACCGGCTGGTTCTGGTAGATGTTGGCCGCGTAGCCGTTCTCAATCGTGAAAGCGGTGGGACGGACCACACCACTCGGCGAGTAAGACGGACGGAGGCCAAACGGCTGGGATACTGAAGACATTAGCCATTTCCTCTAAAGTTGGGTTTAAGGTACCCCAGCCCTAGCTAAACGCTGCGGGACGGGGGGCGGGTTCATACATGTCCGTCATACCGTCGCCCTCGATCAACTTCGCTCCAGCACGAGCCGCCTGTTCCCGCATAATCTCTGCGGTTTCAGCCAGCTTGTTTTCCTCACGCAACGGTGCGTCGTGGTGAGCTTCCTGCATGAACTTTTGGTACAAGCTCATGGGCAGCTTAAACGCGAGCATCTCGTTGACGCCCACAAGGCCGGCCCATTCGCCGGTCTTGACGGACGCATATTCCAGTCCGGGGATCTCTTCAGGCTTGATCGGCTCGTATCCGAGGCGAATTCGGCGGTGAATACTGTCACGCGGATTGGTAGTCGTGAGCCAGATTGAGTGATACCCGGGCAAGTCGGGTAAGTCCGGCAATGCATCGTTAAATAGTTGCTGACGGAACATCTCCAGCCTGTCGTCATCGGTAGTCGTGCGGTCCTCGGTAACTTTACGTTCCTCGGCTTCACGGTTACGGCGACTGGCACCGAGTTCCTTCTTAAGGCGGTCATCTACGTTCATCTGGTTCGCTCCTTTAGCGTGCCGAGTTTTTGTCGTAGGCCTGATACGCCTTGAGATAGCGCGTCCGGGCTGTGGGATCTTCCCACACTCCGGCATCAATCATAGCCTGTTTACGTTCTGGTGTCACGTACACCTCTTTGCGCGTCGACGGAGGCGCGTGCTCGCGACTGTTGCCCGTCGGCGGCGCCTTGCGGCGTGCCGTTGCCGCCGGCGCAGCCGGGGCCTCGTCATCCTGAGCTCCGCCCAAGCGAGTGGACACGCGACGTGTCAGCTCGTGCCAGTAGTCCGGCTGCTTGGGGTCGTAGCCCTGCGCCACCAGACCGTCGTCGATTGCCTTGGCGATGCGGCTGTCCTCGTCACGACCGTTGGGGTCGTACCAAGGATTGGCCGTCAGCCACTCACGCGCAAAGGACGTGACGCGCTGATCCACGACAGGCACCGCCTGCTGCTTACGGATCTGCTCAACCTGTTGTTTTGCTTGGTAAAGCTGGTGGGCTCGGCCATTGGCCTCATCGCGAAGACGCAGCGCCGTGGCCACGTCGTCGCCGTTACCGGCCTCGACAGCCCGAGCCATGATCTGCTCAGCCTGCTTGGCCTCGCGCATGGCGTCGTGCATGCGCTGGTCTAGGCTCTGCTCGTTTGTGCTGAGGGCGTGCCCCTCAACGGCGGCGAGACGCCTAGCCATGTCCGTGTTCTGGTCGCGCAGAAGACGCAGCTCGCGATCGGCATTGTCCTTGGCCCGCTTGCGTACTTCGCGCCGCTTCAGGCGCCGCTTGCGGTTGGGGGATATGTCGTCTTCGCTGTCGTCCTGACTTTCAGCGAGGCGCGCGTCGCCGTCTTCCGGCTCATCGTCCTCGTGATCGTCCTCGTCGTCCGCGTCCGTCTCGGCTTTGCCCTCAACTTTTGGCGGGGTTTCCACGGGGACCAGTTCGTCCTCGTCAGTCTCAGTCAGTTTGTTGTCTGTCATGACCGGCTCTCCTTTGCAGCCTTATAGGAAGGCCTTGATGGCCAGCGGATCGCCGGTCACCTTGCCTACTAGGTCGAGATCATTGAAAATCACCAAGACGGCCTCATCGCCGTCGGGTGTCTTAACCGTCCACCGATCGCCGCCGTAGCGGGGCACGCGCACGAAATCTCCGGGCGCGCACCACGAGCCTTCCGGCCAGCTCTCCATGGTGTTTCGGTTCTTGAAAGCCAAGCTGCCGACGGTCAAAACCTTGGCGACTTGGGTGTTGGCGTGCTCAGTCTCGCGGGTCTCGCCCACCAGAATGATACCGCCAGCGGTGGCCTTCTTAGGCGTCCTGATCTGAACCAAGACGCGGCTGCCAAACGGCGACACGCCCGGGTCACAAGCCGGAAACGCCTCGTCGATATTCTCGTACGAGAACGAGATCTTGTTGGCGAGTTCTTGCATTGGTGCTCCCTCTTGCAAGTTATGGTTAAAGGTCAAAGTCCTTCCGTTCCCGTTCCGCCACAAGGCCCACGATGAGGTCTTTGGCGTGCTCAAGTCCGGCGTACATCCCGACAGCGCGTCCATAGTCGAACACGTCACGTCCGGTAGGCTGCTTCAGGGTATCTCTCGCAAGCGATGCCTGCGCGTCCTCGATAACCCGAAGCAGTGTGGCGATATTCAAGCAGGCGTCTTCTTGGTCGACGCCTTGCTCATCGGCTCAGTCGGCAAGCCCATGGCCATGCGCTTGTGCTGGTTGATGATGTCGCTCGGCTTGACGCCGACGCCCTTGGGATTGCTGTCGTTCTTAGCCATATTCATTCTCCTTACGGGTTTATGCCTGTGCCGGTGCTGACTGCGATGTCCTCGCCGCTCACGGCTTCGAGGTTGGCGATCTGCATGGCGGTCTGGTTGTCCTGCGTGTTCATCTGCTGGCGCGCTGCCATTTCGGCCTGCGCGCGCCGGTCCTCGGCCGCCTGACGAGCCGCCTCGGCCTGAGCCTTCTGCTGCAGAGCCGCGTTCTTGAGCTGCAGATCCTGCTGGTCGAGCTGGAGCTGAGCCTGATCGGCCTGCGCCTGAGCCTGCGCCTTCTGCCCGTCGAGCTGGGCCTTCTGCCCGGCGATCTGCTGGCGGGCTTGGATGTCGGCCATGGCCGCCTGCGTCGCCGCATCGGGCTGCGGCTGCGGGGCGAACTGCTGCATGAACTGCTGCGCCTTCTGGATGGCGGGGGGCAGGGACTGGAAGACGCCCGTCGCGCGATCCGACACGAGGTGAGACGCCTCGGCCAGCATGCGGTCAAAGGCGCGCCTGTCCTCGGGCGTCTTGTTCTCCTTCATCATGTCGCCGAGATCCTCGCCCGTCGTCTCCGTGCCCACGTCGAACACAGACACGGCGTACCACCACGCGATGTGCTCCTTGATGTGGCCCAGCATGGCCGGGATGTAGGCCGGGGCGATCAGGGGGTTCATGCCCAGCGCCGGGTTCATCATGTAGCTCAAGTGCGTCTTGAGATGCGCAATGTGATCCTGCTCCGGGAAGGCCACGATCGGCTTGCCCATCGTCGCCTTGACGTTCTCGTTGACGGCGTTCTGTGCCTGCGGTTCAAGCGCTGGCGCGAGAAGATCCTTGGCGTTGGGAACCTTCATCGTGTCGAGGATGCGCTCCTCGACCTTGCGCGCATTGTAGAGCTGCGGCATGGCCGCGGCGCGCTGCGCAATCGCCTGTATCTGCGCATAACGCTGCGCCTCACTGAAGATGTTCGGATCCGACACCGGCACGACGTCGAGGGGCCCCTCGAAGTCCTTGCGCGTGGCGAGCTCCTCGCCAATCTCGGCCTCCACGTCCTCGTCGTCGAGGTACATGCCATTCAGGCGGTGCAGGATGCGCAGCACGCGCCCCATGGCGTCGTGCAGGCGGCCGTGGATGGCGCTGAAGACCACCATGCCCTGCTCAACACGCGCCAGCGTCGTGCCGACTGGCGTGTTGGCGTTCTGCTCCGCCATGTCGTCCAGTGTCGTGCGGACGACGCCCTTGCCCGCGTCAACCAGCACGCCCAGTAGGGACAGCAGCACTTGGCTGGGCGGGTTGTACGGCAGGGGCATCGCCAGCTTGCGGACGTCGTCCACATTCAGGCCGCCCTCAATCTCGAGCACCTGCGTCGGCTGGATCTCAAGCGTCTGGCCGCCGCGCGTGCCGCCCTTGAGCTTGAGCATCGTCTGCGAATTGCTGATGTGCGCGCTGTCGAGCAGGGCGCGCAGTGCCCCAGTCGCGGCGGCGCTGATGCCGCCAATCATGTGCGGCAGGCCGATCGGGTAGGCGCCGCGCCACGGCACGAACGGGAACTCGACGAACCACTGCAGCTCCTCCTTCGTCTCGTCCAGCTCGTCCCAGTTGCGGTAGATGCTGAGCACCTTGCGGGAGAGCTTGTCGACGGTGAGGATGTAGGGCGCGGGCTCGACGTCCACGTCCTCGTCGGCGTCCTGCCCCTCGAGGCTGGCGATGGCGTAGATCTCGTAGACCGTCCGCAGGCCGTCCTCGTTGTAGCTGGTCTCGCTGCGCCCCTCGATCTTGTCGTTGGCCTTGGCGGCCTCGCTGAAGTCCGGGTCGGCGCTGGCCGGCACCACGTCCACGTCGCGGTACATGCCGCTGCGCACGCGCTGCTTGTAGTCGAGCTGCGTCAGGTACTGCACATGCGTGCGGCGCTGGGCGCTGTAGAAGTTCGTCGCCGCGAACGGCAGGTACATGTCGTCAATCGCCACGAACAGGAAGCCGGGGCGGTTGCGGTGCTCGTCCCAGCTCATCTTCAGGTACTGGGCCCCGCCCAGTGGCACCTGCGTCAGGAGCTGCTCGATCTCGGCGCGGAACTCAGGCGCCTGCACCGTGAGCTGCCAGTTCATGAACGCAGTCTTGCGGTGGGCCTTCTTGACGCGGGCCATCGTCAGCTCGCCGGGGATGAAGTCCTTGGCGGGTCCGCCGGCGGGCATGAGCTCCTTCATGGCGCGAGCCGCGAAGTCGATGCAGGCCTCCGTCATCATGGGGTGCACCACCTTGGATGCGCCTTGGAATTGCGCCCCGCCCGGTGCGTCATTGCCTAGGCCGGTGCGGCGTAGGCCCTCCTCGTACTGCTCGTCGCGCTTCTTGCGCGCCTCGCGGTCGCGGTCCACCAGCTCGAGGAACTGAGACGCCAGCTTGTCGAGGTCCGACTCGGCCATCTCCTCGGCGAGGTTCTTGTAGAAGTCGGGCGACTTGGCCTGCTCGGTCTCGTCCTCGTCCAGCGTGACGATCGCGCCGCCGTCGTCCGTGTCCTCGACGCCGTCGTCCTCCTCGGCGGGTGCCGGGACGCTCTCGCCCTGCATCTCGTCCTGATCCTCAGGCGTCTGGTCTTCGGGCATCTCGTCGTCGGGCATATCGTCTTCGTCAGCCATGTATGCCTCAAGCCGCGTAAGGGTTCACGACCGTGCGCGGCGGCGCCGGTTCGCGGATCTCAGTCTTCGCTTTTACAGCAGACAGCATGTTCTTGTCCATCATCAGGCGGATCGCCTGCGTGGCGCTGTCGACGTAGTCGTCGTGCTTCAGGCTGCCGCGCCCGGTGAAGCTGCAGAGCTGGTGCAGCAAGTCGTCGGTCCACGTGCGCGCCCGGCCGGGGAACTTGTCGCTCTCCGGCAGCCAGACTTGGCGCCGGGCGAAGATCGGCGAGACGATGTGCAGGCGCGTCAGCTTGTCGGCGCGCCCGGGGTTGTAGGCGAAGGACGCAATGCCCTCGCGGTCGAGCACCTGACGCAGGCTGATGCCTGAGCCCTTGTCCTCGATCACCACGATGTCGGGCTTGCGGCCGCTGGTGCGGGGCTTGGAGCTGCCGAGCAGGGGCTTGATCAGGGCCGTGTCCTGATCGTCGCCGTATGCCGTGTTGAGCTCGCGCTTCACCCGCTTGACCAGCTCCGGCAGGCCGAGCTGCTCCTGCCAGCAGTCCAGCAGCAGGACGTGCGACCGCTCGTCCACCGAGCCGTCGGGCATCTTCACCTTGTGCCTGAAGCCGCCCCAGACCGTGCACGCCGAGTAGTCCGGGTCGTGGCTCTTGCGGTCAATGGTCGCCTCGGTGAACGCCGTGTCCAGCGACATGACGATCCAGTCGAACACCGGCAGGGGCTTGGCCGCCGGCCAGAGGCGCAGCCACGACCGCTTTATGACGCCCTGCTCCTCCGGGTCAATCAGCTCGCCCTCCAGCTCTTGGCGGCCGATCACCGTCCCCTCGAACTGGGCGAGCTGGTCGAAGAACGATTGCGGCAGGTTGGCCTTGTTGTCGTAGGTGCTGCCCCGCACAAGGATGCGGCTGGGCTTGGGCTCGGCCAAGCGCCGGACCAGCTCGATCGGCTTGGGCGTGGTGGTCCACAGGATCCGTGGCCGGTCGCCGAGGCGCAGGCCCATCAGGGCCATGTCCCAAGTCTCCTGCGGGTATTGCCACGCCGCCAGCTCGTCGCACCAGATGTCGGCGTGCTGCGGGCCGCGCAGGCGCTCGGGCTTCTCGGCCGTGAAGCCGCGGATCATGGCCACCTTGCCGGCGAGCGTGCGCACCTGCACGATCAGGTCGGTGCTGTTGTAGTTGACCACCAGCTCGGGCGGGATGACGTTGAGCAGCCCGGCCGGGCCTTGGAAACACGTGAACTTCACGTCGCCGTAGGTGGGCGCGATCACCGCGCGATCGAGGCCGTCCGGGTCTTCGATCGCCTGCGCCGCGATCCACTCGGCGCCGACGCGCGTCTTGCCGTAGCCGCGCCCGGCCATGTAGCCGCACTCGGTCCAGTCGCCCGGCGGGGGGATCTGATCCGGGCGCGCCGTGTCGAGCCAGCGCTCCTGCCATATGTAGTAGCGCAGGACGTCGGGCGGCAGCGTGCCGAGCTGCGCCTCGGTCAGATCCTCGAGCCTCAAGGCTTGGCCTTGG